TCATATCAAGCGGTTCTATTCCTTTTTCTTTGCAATATTTACTGATAGCACGGTAGTTATAATGAGGTTCGTTTTCAACATCGGAGTTTAATGCAACATATCCGCCTGCTTTTTCAGCGATATCGTCAAGTTCGGCAAGTTTTTTTATAAATTTTATACGCTCTTTTTCTGACATTGCTATTTTTCCTCCAAAGGATGTTACTCTACCTCTTCAATAGACTTAATATCAGATTCAAAATAGCCGAATCCGCTCATTGAATCTTTAGTGGGATATATTTCGATACTCCATTCACCTTCGGGATTATTTATCGCTAATGTATAGTCTGTAAAATAACCAACTCTTTGGGAATCGTCCGTATCAGTTACCCTTACTTTTTTCCCTAAAAGACAAATAATATCTTTTAATTTGATAAAAAATCACTCCGATATACAGCAAACTTTTGAATCATATATTTCAAAATAAAGTGAGGCTGCTATTTCAGCAACCTCAAAACATGAATAAGTGCTTGGTAAGCGTGCCATTCCCCTACATCTACTCGGGTTTCCCCTGTCATGCCATCGGCGCGTGGTCGACACGAAATTTGCCGCCTCAAGCACCATCTTGTTCTTTTCACAAAGTTTTTGGCTTTATCATTTTTTATTGAAGATATTTCTTTGTAAACTCCGTTTGCTCAAAAGTTAAAACATCGTTTTTAATAAATATTTTTAAAACGATAGGTGCAGGCGTTTCGTCCAAAAGACCCTTTTCGCCTTTAGAAGCGTCAAAATATTGTAACCAAATATCATTTTTGCTCCAGCTTTGAGACATTTTTTTGACTTTTTCAAAATCAAGATTATTGTCTGAGCAATATTTACGGATTTCATTTTCGTATTTAGAAAACATCTTACACACATCGTTCACCTCTTCTCGAAAGTACGGAAATTGCCTTTAGAATTATATATTACAGAATTGTCCTGTCTAAAGCAAGACAATATCATATAATCACCGTCAGAAGGTTGCATATTCAAATCGTTAAGCCCAGGATGAGTATGACCACTCCATTTATATCCTAGCTCGCTTAACAATTTTGCTCTGTTAATATCTACATTAACGCTAAAAGCATTACCACGAATTACTAAGCGTTCTTTTCCTTTTGTAAACAAAGCAAATTCATCTCCAGTTATTGCGGTAAGTGCAGCCAAATCAGACATGTTGACATTACTTTTATTCACAATAACTGTGCTGTCATAATCTTTTAATACATCTAAAATCCGCTTTTGCCTGTTATTAAGCGGTCTGTTATAAATTAAAATGGCATTCGGATTTCCCTTTGCGGTGTTTCGTTGTTCAATAGGGCTATCTATGGTTTTGATTGACGCCATCCTCTCACCCTCTGTATTTATTATACCATTTTTCACAGAATTGTCAACCGAAGATATCCTTTTGTATCCATCAACATTAGTTCTGCCGTATTTAGGCTCAAATCCGTTGTCTCGGCAAAATTTTGTGTAATCCTTAAGCGCGGCATTCAAATCTCTTTGAGTTCGCTTTGCGTCAAGCTCATTACCTGCAGCCGAAAAAGCCATTCTTCCTTAAGCTTTCGGATGTTGCGCTCACGCTTTCTCATTTCCTGCGTAAGGCTGTATTTTTTTAAGCTGTTATTCTTAAGCGCCTCGAGTTCTGAATCGCTGTGCGCCGGTTCTGAGGCTCCTATCACAATAGGAAATTCAAAATGCTTACAGTTCCATTGTCCTATAGGCCTGTCAAAGCCGGCGTAATCATTGCCGTTTACATCCTTGCAGTCTTCCCCATTCTGCATTTTGCTGAATTCTTCGTTAGAAAACTGTCTGCCCTGAACATTAACATGATCCGGAGCAGAAAGCGCATGCGCAGAAAGCTCCACGCCGTCAGACCCATAGCTTTCACCGTTATACAAAAGCATTTTTTGACTGAGTTCCCGAACACCGTCGAGAATGTTCATCCTTACCGCTGAATCAACGCGCCTTGAAACGCCGCTTTCAAAATCGATTGTTCTGAGGCCGCTGTCAGATAAATCTCTGACAGTGCTTCGAAGAGCGGTATTATAATCAACCGTGCCGGATAAAACTTGATATATAGCCTTATCTACTGCCTGCGTGTAAGCCCGTCTCAAGGTTAAAGGTTTTCTTCCTGCAAATTTAAAGGCATAGGTATCGGAAAGGTTTTCATATTTTTCAAGCGTAGTTTCTTTTATCGCTCTTACTAAATTTTTGAGATATTCGTCATTTGCCGTACTTTTAGGGGCAAGCCCCCGAAAACTATAATATTGCTCAGCAAAGGCATCGTTTTCGTGCGCCGCCTTATCAAAAATTTTATTGATTTCCTTTTTATTCAGTTCGGTATATTTCCCGATTATTTTGTAAATTGTCTTTAAGTCTGCTCCTGCAAAGGCAAGTGAATTTGCAAGTTTATGTATTTCGGTAGGCCTTAAATCTCCTATGTTTTTAAGCCTTTTACAGATAACCTCAATAACCTCCGCGTTTTGTTTAATAAGATTATCCGCAACCTTATCCGGAAGAGCCTCAATCCAATTCTCGTTTAATAGGTTGTTCATCTGTTATATCATCCTCTGCATAAGCTCTGAGCTCCTGCATATATTTTTGGGCTTCCTGTTCGTCAATACCTTTAACCCACGAAACAAGGTCCTCGTCCTTAAGGCAACCGGCGGCATGTGCCTGCAAAAGCTGATTGAATTTCTCCGCGGTTTGCTCAATATAATCGTAGCTCCAATCGTGAGAAACTTTGAAATCTCCGTAAGGAACCGTGCCGTTAAGCGTCATAATAATGCTTATAGCATTAAAAAGCATTTTATTTCCGTGAGCAATTGAAGACCGAAAGCGCTTAACGAAAGAAAATGTTTTTTTCAGACTGTTGTGCATTTCCGTAGCTGTGGCAAAAGCCGTCTCAGGAGCTGTAAAAACGCCCCTTGGAAATCCGCAGCACATTTTACGCACCGACAGATTTAAATTTATACGGGCTTTCCATTCTTCTTCGTTTATTTCCGGTGAATATTCCTTAATCGAGTTTTCTACAGTGCCGTTGAGGTCCGGATCTCCCACGATAAATGTTTTTCCGGCTAAGGAATATTCTTTTTTACCCTGAAAGCTTCCGTCTTCTTTCTTGAACATTCTTTTGCCGACAAATATTACAGCCTCTTTACGGTTGATCTCCTCGTTATACTGTTCGTATTTCTTTTTGACATACTCGACCACTTTTTCATTGCCGAATGTTATCGGAACACCGTTTGAAGAATTGTAATTATCACGGTTAAGTGTAGGACAACGATAAAATCCAAAGAGCAATTGGTCAGATAAAATATATTCTTCGGTTTTAAATTCCTTCCACCGAGTGCGAAGAATATCCGTCTCATTTCCGTTTTTAAAAGCGAATCTTTTTATCTCTACGATTTTACCGGAAACGCCTGAAATAATTCTTTGACTCTCAAAAAGTTTAAAACTATCGCTTTCGGCTACATACCCGTCAAGCTGCATTATCACACCCTTGATATTTCTGCCGATTGCGTCCGTAATCATGAAATTATCGTTTCCGATTAGGTTGACCCCGATATCCTCACCGTCTGAAAACGGTCTTATTATACATCCGCCCGTAGCCAGAGCAATTTCTGCGGCGGCTGTCTCCATATCTTCTTGGTAATAATCCTTGATTTCTCTTATTGCTTTTGCGCGTTCGCTCTCACCTTCGATAATGATATCACTGTCATCAACCGCAATATTAGCAACTACTGCAGCACCTATTGCCAAAGGATTAAAACCTTTATCGGCAAAGCTTAGGTTACTATCTTCAGTCTCTGTTACTTCAAGTCCGAGCTTAACGGCTATTTTTTTAATAATACCTTTTACAGATTCTTTAATATTCATTTTCTTCTCCTTCGTTTAAGTCTTCATCCTCATATAAATCCTCGCGCCTGCTCTCCTTAATAACGCGATTAAGCGCATAAATCAGAGCCATAACACAGTCCTCACCAAGCTTAGGATATTCACTTGAAAAAGTTCCGTCTTTCAAAAGTTCAAATTCAAGCTTAGTCATTTCGTCAGCCAAATGCGGAGTTCGTTCTCGGTCTACTACAATTTTATTGCACTGCCTTAGCCATTCCCAACAATAATCGCGGCCTTTATTCATGCCCCAGCGTTTAACAGCGCCGACAACATCAAATCCCCAATCATTCATTTCGGAAATATTGTCCGGCCTTGCGCTATCTGCTATTATTTCAACATTTTTGTATTTTTTTATTTTATTAGCAAAGGTTGAGTTCTTACAGCGCCTTGAATAAACCTCTTCGATAGGATAAAGAATATCCGTTTCAAAATCATAAAAACATTTTATAAAAGTCTGAGGATGTTCATATCCAAAATCAAGACCATAATAAAAATAAGACATTCTTTTTATTTCATCGTCGGTTATTTTCCTGAGCTCAAGATTTTCAAATATCGCTCCGCCTGTTCCGGTAACCTCGCCCAAATAGTTATTAGCGTAATATTTAGGTTTGTGTTCTTTAAACCACTCCGCGCGCTGAAAGAATCTTTCTCCAAGCCATTCCTTAGGAACATTATAATAATAACTATGTGAAATGTAAGAAAGCCTGTCGCCTACTTTTGAAGCTGTATACTCATTCATAAAATTGTTAGCCGACTTCGGTGGATTGAAAACCTTAATATTTATCGCCGGCGCGTCCGCTCTGATGAAAGTATCATAAATGTTATCCAGTTGTTCAATGCCTGCCATTTCGTCACATTCCTCGTTTATAAGGAGTTTTATATAGCCGAACGAAAGATTATATGACTTTAAGCTCAAAGGCTTGTCAGCTCCGACAAACAAAACACATTGTCCCGT